GAATGGTATCGAAACAGGACTATCACACTTACGTGGCAGTCAGTCTATTGCTCAGCTTAGTGATGCAGTCATATCTCTTGAGCGCAATCAACAGTCAGACGATGACATAGAGGCATCCACCACAAAGGTGCGTGTACTCAAGTCTAGATATACTGGTGACGTTGGTGTTGCTTGTAGCTTAATGTATGACTCAGACACAGGTAGACTATCCGAGATAGCAGACGATGATAACTATAGCGCATTTGATGGAGATGAACTATGAACATAGTGTTCGATATTGAGGCTGACGGCCTTAACCCCAGTAAGATATTCTGTATTGTAGCACAGGACGTAGACACTAAGGATGTGTTTACGTTCGACAATACACAACTCGAAGCAGGCTACTTGTTTCTTAAGTCTGCTACAAAACTAATTGGTCATAACATTATTGGATATGATATACCTGCAATCAAGAAGGTTGCCAATGTTGACCTAAGCGATAAGAAGATAGTAGATACTTTAGTTTTATCCAGATTGTTTAAGCCAACTCGTGAGGGTGGTCATGGCTTAGAGTCTTGGGGCTACCGCCTCAGTTACAACAAAGGTGACTACGGTGAGAACGAAGATGCTTGGGACGCTTACTGCCCAGAGATGCTTGAGTACTGTAAGCGTGACGTAGAGTTAAACACAAAAGTATATGAGACTTTACGAATTGAAAGCCGTGGCTTTACACCACAGTCAGTAAGACTTGAGCATGATGTAGCTAAGATTATAGAAGACCAAAAGACTAATGGCTTTGAGTTTGATATGCAGAAAGCTATGTTGCTTGTAGCAATGTTCAGCGAGAAGCTTGCAGCTACTGAGTCAGAAGTGCATGAGACTTTCAAGCCTCGTGTTACTACACAGATTCTAAAGCCACAGTACACAAAAACAGGTAGACTTTCTAAGACTGCTAAAGACCAACACGATAAAGGTGTACGTCTTACAGACGAAGAGTGGACTAAGATGGAGCAAGACAGTAAGCCTTACAAGAGAGACACCTATACAGATTTTAATCTAGGCTCTCGTAAACAAATAGGCGAGTACTTAATCGAAGCAGGTTGGAAGCCTAAGAACTTTACACCTACCGGTCAGCCTATTGTTGATGAAGGCACACTATCTAAAGTAAAAGATATACCTGAAGCACAGCTGATTGCTAAGTACTTAATGCTTCAGAAGCGATTGGCTCAAGTAAACAGTTGGATTAAAGCAGTAGAACCTGACGGCAGAGTTAGAGGCTATGTAAATCCTAACGGTGCAGTAACAGGAAGAATGACACACAGCCATCCTAACACAGCCCAAGTACCTAGCACTAACTCACCTTATGGTGCGGAGTGTAGAGCATGTTGGACAGTTAAGTCAGGCAATAAACTCGTAGGCATTGATGCTTCTGGACTAGAACTAAGAATGCTTGCTCACTACATGAACGATGAGGACTATACAAATGAAATACTCAACGGAGACATTCATACAGCTAACCAAAAACTTGCAGGACTTGAATCAAGAAATCAGGCAAAAACATTCATCTATGCACTTCTATACGGAGCAGGAGATGCAAAGCTTGGCTCAGTGGCTAAGCGAGGTAAGGCAGTCGGTAAACAATTGCGAAGACAGTTTCTTGATAGTCTACCATCATTTAAACATCTTATGCAACGAGTTCAAAGAGAAAGCAAGAAAGGATTTCTAAAAGGTTTAGATGGACGTAAGCTTTCTATCCGCAGTGAACATGCCGCACTCAACACATTACTACAGTCGGCAGGTGCTATAGTTATGAAAGAAGCCTTAGTCATATTGGACCATCTAATCTTCTTGAAAAATCTTGATGCTAAGATAGTAGCAAATGTACACGATGAATGGCAGATTGAATGTAGCGTAGAAGATGCTGATGCTGTAGGTAAAGCAGGCAAACAAGCAATAATACAAGCAGGTAAAAACTTAAACTTAAACTGTCCTCTTGACGGGGACTACAACATCGGAGATGGTTGGCATGAAACCCACTAAAGCAGACAGAAAAAAATTCGACATTGACTTACAGTATGGTGAAGTGCGTGAAGATAAGATTGCAGATATGCTCACCAATAAAAAGATAGAAGTTAAATCAGAGCGTGACCTATGGCAAAAGACTGGTAACATTTGTATTGAGTATAAGTCTTGGGGTAAGCCGTCAGGTATAGACGCAACTGAATCAGACTACTGGTTCCATAACTTATGTATTGGTGACGATGAGTACTGTACTCTTGTGTTTAATACTAATACCCTTAAGAAGATTGTTAAGAGACTAGATAGTTTTAAAACAGTATCAGGCGGTGACAACCGTGCAAGCCAGATGTATCTGCTTAACTTGCAGAAGCTCTTTTCATCTGATGTAATCAAAGCATTCAAGGAGTTAGAAGATGAGCCAGAAGCAGCTTAGTACTTTAGTACCTGACATATATAAACTATTAGAAGACCTTTCAGCAGGTGAGCCTCTTCCATTAACGGAGGAGGCGCTTGATGAAACAATGGCTTCGATGAAAGAAGCTATCATGCATTGGGCTACACCACGTAAAAGAGATACTGACTTTACTCTGCGTATGTCTAATGTAGGTAAGCCGCAACGTCAGCTTTGGTTTGAGAAGCGTGATGAAAACACTAGAGGAAACATCAATGGTTCTACACAGATTAAGTTCTTGTATGGTCATGTGCTTGAAGAGCTTGTACTTATGTTAGTACGAATGGCAGGACATGATGTTACTGATGAGCAGAAAGAAGTTACCGTCAACGGCATTGTAGGACACATGGACTGTAAGATTAATGGACAAGTAGTAGATGTTAAGTCTGCATCTAGATTTGCATTCCAGAAGTTTCAGAATGGCACGTTAAATGCTGATGACCCCTTTGGTTATCTCGGACAGCTATCAGGTTATGAGAAAGCAGAAGGTACAGACGAAGGTGGCTTCCTTGTTATCAACAAAGAGAGCGGTGAGTTGTGTATGTTTGTACCTGATGACTTAGATAAACCTAATATAGATACTACAATTAATTCACTTAAATCTAATTTAGAGCTTGACACGCCTCCAGAACTATGCTATACTCCTTTACCTGATGGTAAGAAAGGCAATATGAGATTACCAAAAGGTTGTTCGTGGTGTAAGTATAAACACGAATGTCACAAGGATGCGAACGATGGCGCAGGACTTAGAACTTTTAAATATTCTACAGGCTACGCTTATCTAACGCAAGTCGTAGCAGAACCAAAAGTAGAAGAGGTATTATGAATAGAAGACTCAGCAAAAGAATAAAGAAACACGCAACAGGAATACAGCTTCAATGGGTCAAGTCTCTTCTAACGGACGAAGAGGCAGAGAAAGTAACCTTAAATAATCTTGATGCAATGCTCCCACAGCAGACACATGTGTGGGGGCTAGGTGTTAAGTACAACAGTGTGTTTGGAATCAGGCACGTAGTTAAAAAACTAAAGCAGTTGTTGGTTATCTTTCCTGATAAACAAGTTGAAGACTTTACACTAGCAGATGTTAACTGGAAGATACGTCAGCGAAGAGTGTAGCACGGAGGCAGCATTTGAAAAAAGTAAGAAAGGGCTTCAGGAAACCTAGAGTTAAGCGACCAGTAGATAAGAATCTTGTAAAAGGATATGACTCTAACTGGGAGTATGAACTACACTCAGGTATTCTAGATAAGTGGGAACATCACGTTGACAAGGTAGAGTACACAGTCGAGCATAAATACGAGCCAGACTTTGTTAAGACTATTAAAGGCAAGAAGATTCTGCTTGAAGCAAAGGGCAGGTTTTGGGACAGTGCAGAGTATAGTAAGTACATCTGGATTTCAAAAGCCTTACCAGACGATGTTGAACTAGTGTTCTTGTTTGCTAATCCAAGCGCACCTATGCCACAAGCTAAGGTGCGTAAGGATGGTACAAGACGCTCACACTCAGAGTGGGCTGACAAGAATAACTTTAGGTGGTTCAGCGAAGATAGCATACCAGACAGTTGGATTAATATTAAAAACCGAGAGGACTTTAAAAATGAGTAACGTATGGAAGAAGAATCCCGCAACAGGAGAGCCTACGTTTGAGGAGTACATGAAAAAACTTAATGGACATTGGACTTACGATAGCACAAGAGGTACTGACCCAGAAGTGACAGCAGATGCAGAAGATTTTTCAGCTTGTTGGGGCAATGATGATGCTGTAAATAGTCCAAGTCATTATAAGACTGGCAGTATTGAGTGTATCGATGCTCTCAACGAGTGCATGAACTTTGAACAGTTTAGAGGTTATCTCAGAGGAAACTGTTTAAAATATTTGTGGCGTTATGAGTACAAAGGCAAGCCTCTTGAAGACCTGCAAAAATCACAATGGTATTTAAATAAACTAATTGAATTATATGAAAAGTAAAAAGTGGTGGCGTATATGGGCTAAGTCCCTCGGTGAGAAAGTAGGTGAGACAGACAAGCAAGCAGATACAGTTGCTTACATACGAACTTTCTGGTGGCTTGTACACATCGCTACTTGCTTTATGATTATATTAAACAACGCTAAAAACTTAGGTTGGTGGTAATGGACAGGAAAGAAGAGCGTAGAAATCAATTTGCCCGTAAGAAAAAGTTTAAAAAATACACGAGGTCTTCTAAAGCTAAGACCGCACGAAAGAAAACAGACAGGAGAGAATATGACATATCATTTTTGGAACAGGTTATGGACGATAGAGCCTAGAAACGGAGTAGGTTTTGACATTGAGTTTACTGACAGCCGTCCCGTATGGACAGTGAGAGACGGCGAACACGATGTAATGCCTTTTGCAGGGACAGTAATACTACTACCGTTCTGCAATATTACTATTGGAAATGTGTGGGAGGAGATAGAAGATGAGTAAGGATTGGAGTTTTAAATTTACAGAGAAACAAAAGTTAGCAATAAAGGCGTTGGTCTTGTTTGTAGTATCGCCAGTATATGTTCCGGCTAGAATAGTATGGAATAATAGAGCAGACGTTGTAGGTTTTTACAAAGAGTTTTGGACGGCTATAACCTTCGGAGACTTTAATGGATAAATACCAACAGTTTATACATAAGTCCCGCTATGCACGTTGGCTTTCTAAAGAAGGTAGACGAGAGACTTGGGAAGAAACAGTACAGCGTTACGTAGACTTTTGGGTCAATCGCAAACAAATAGACAAGAAAACAGCTTCTCGTTTGTATGAAGGTATACACAGCCAGAAAGTTATGCCTTCTATGCGATGCATGATGACAGCAGGTGAAGCATTAGACAAAGATAATGTAGCAGGGTTTAACTGTAGTTACCTAGCTATTGATTCTCCTAGAGCCTTTGATGAGTTAATGTACGTACTTATGTGTGGTACTGGTGTAGGCTTTAGTGTTGAGCGCAACTTCATCAACAAGCTACCAGTTGTAGCAGAAACATTTCATGACACAGACACCACGATTGTAGTGGCTGATAGTAAGATTGGTTGGGCTAGTTCGTTCCGTGAGTTAATTGCTATGTTATATGCAGGCAAAGTTCCTAAGTGGGACATGAGTAAAGTACGACCTGCAGGTGCTAGACTTAAGACATTTG